GAGCAAGTAAGTTTATCTGTATTTCCAGATTTTGAAAATGAATTTATTCCTAAGCTCAAAGAAACTAAGGAAGAATTATCTCTTGATGAATCTGCATCTGATATTCTTTTAAGAATTGCAACAGACTTTCAGAAACTAGCACAAAAACTTAAGTAATGAGTATAGTACTTCCAACTAAAAAAGTTGCGGCAGAAAGAGTTAATCCTAAAAGATTGATTATCTATTCTAAGCCAAAGACTGGAAAGACCACAGCATTTGCTGGTCTTGAGAACAATTTATTGATTGATTTAGAAAATGGTGCTGATTATGTAGAAGCTCTCAAAGTAAAGATTACTTCTTTGCAAGAGTTGCTAGAAACAGGAAAAGCAATCAAAGAAGCGGGTAAACCATATAAGTATGTTACAATAGATACTGTAACTGCATTAGAAGATATGGTTATGCCGTTGGCTATCAAACTGTACCGTGCTACTAGTATGGGTAAAAACTATGATGGAGATAATGTCTTGTCCTTACCTAACGGTGCAGGATATTTATATTTAAGACAAGCTTTCTTTCAAGTTTTAGATTTTATTGATACATTAGCACCCCATATTATTTTATCTGGTCACATTAAAGACAAACAGGTAGATGATAAGGGTGAGATGGTTCTTGCTGCAAACATTGATTTAACAGGTAAGATTAAGTCTCTAATCTGTGCTAACGCAGATGCAATTGGCTACATGTATAGAAAAGGAAATAAAACTATTTTGTCATTTAAAACAAGTGAAGAAGTAACTTGCGGTGCAAGACCTGACCACTTACGTAATGAAGAAATAGTAGTAACAGAAATGACTGAGTCAGGTGAATTACAATTTCACTGGGACAAAGTTTTTATTTAATAATTTAATTTTAAGAAAAATGGCATTAAGCACAACTGATTTGGGTAAAGAAGGCACAGGCCTACCAAAAACAATTTCACCAGGTAACCATGTATTGAAGATTAACAACATTGAGCTTGAGGATTTCAAGTTTATTGATGGTGCATATCATCTGATGTTACATACAGAAACTGCACCTATTGATGGTTTTGAAGGTTTCATGATTGATAAAGATGATGAAAGTAAAGGACGTTACAGAGGTCAGATTGGTAGAGTTAAAGCAAGTCAATATGCATTTGCAGATGGTGAGACTAAATCTGGTATTAAAATTCAGAGAGATAGATCTATCTTGATCTTCTTAAGAACTTTGGCTCATACTCTTCAGATTGATGATTGGTTCCTTCAACAAGACGGTAAACATGAAACAATCCAAGATTTTGTTAAAGCATTCAACAAGACTGCAGACTTTAGAGAAAAGTATCTTGAGTTCTGTGTAGCTGGTAAAGAATACGAAGGCAAAACTGGTTATACTAATTATGACATGTGGCTTCCAAAAGCTGAAGGCAAGAAATATGCCTATGGTGAAGAAGATGGTGGTTCTGTAATCAGATATGATGAAGCAAAACATCTTAAAAAATTAGAAGTTAAAGAAGTTAAATCTTTCGGGGATGATAATTATGTGTTTACAAAACCTAAAACATCATCTGACTTTAGTTTAGATTAATACTTACTCTCTTTAAAGGGGGAGTTTAGTATTAATTATTGTCTAACCAAGATTTTAAACTAAATCAGGCGCTCCCCCTTTATATTTTATTGGTTATGATTTCAACAAGGAATTTAATATCTGATTTGGAAGAAGTACCCAGAGAATGGGTATTTGAGTATTATTTGAACTTAAAAGAAAGACTTACAGGACAAAATATTAAGATGCTATCTGCATTTAATATTAAAGATAAAGTGCCTAGCATGTTTGTCTATCAAGATGATGGTAAGTATAAGTTCAAGGATTTTTCTTCAGGATTTCAAGGTGACCAAATAGAACTTGTTAAGTGTTTATTTAATTATGATGCCAGATTTAAGGCAGTTAATAGAATAATGACCGATTATCAGGAGTATTTAAAACATAATGCACCTGCAGAAAGAGGTCCTATACAGTTCTATGATAAGTTCAAGGTTGTAGACTTTGAAATGAGACACTGGAATACACTAGACCAAAAGTACTGGACACAATTTAAAATTAGTTCTAGTATCTTAAGTCAGTATAATGTAGTTCCACTAGAGTTCTTTACAATGTCTAAGACTGAACCAGATGGTTCTATCACAAGCTATAAGTTTTCTAGACCCTATGTTTATGGTTACTTCCGTAATGATGGTGAGCTCTATAAAATTTATATGCCAAAAGTTCCTGAGAAAAAGTTTATTAAGATCCAGAACTATACTCAAGGTATGGATCAACTACAGTATGATTGTAAGTATTTGCTGATTGTATCATCTCTTAAAGATCTTATGAGTTTTAAGAAGCTTAGTATTGGTAATATAGAATGTATTGCTCCGGACAGTGAGAATACAATGATTGGAGAATCTATTATAGGTAAGCTTCAAGAGAAATATTCTAAGATAATTGTACTGTTTGATAATGATGAGCCTGGTGTTAAAGCTGCTCAGAGATATACAGATAAGTATGGTATTAAGTCTATTAATCTTGATATTTCTAAAGATCTATCAGATTCTGTAAAAGATTACGGTATTGAAGCTGTTAGAGATAAGTTATTATCTTTACTAAAACAAACAGTATGAGTTGGTTATACAAAGGTGATGTATTTAATGATAGCAAAATTCCAGAAGGAGCTATTGGGTTCATATATGAAATGGAAGCTATTATAGACGGCAAAGCTGTTAGATATATTGGTAAGAAGAATTTTTATTCTACAATTAAGAAAAAGCTTGGAGTAAAAGCTCTTGCTAATATGGAAGACAAACGTGCAAAGAAATACACTATTCAGGTGAAAACTAACTATCAGAACTACTTTAGTAGCAATAAAGTGCTTCAAGATGCACATAAGAATGGTGTTTCCATTAAAAGATTCATGGTAAGAATCTGTTTTTCTAAGACAGAACTAACATATCATGAGACCAAGTACCAATTTACAAGAGAGGTGCTAGAAAAAGAAGAATATTTGAATGCCAATATCCTTGGCAGGTTTTACAAAATTAAATAGTTATGAATGAAACAATGATGACAAGCCTCCTGATTCAGTTGGCTGACCTTGGTGTGACCGGTATCCAGATATATTATGAAGGTAGTGGAGACTCTGGCTGTATAGATGAAGTACTTTATACAACAGATAAACTTCCTGAAAATATACAAGATGCCTTTGATAAAATTAGATCTCTTAATTCTTGGGAAGAAGGAGCTACGTATTTAAGAAATCTTGACTCTGGTTTATCTTCTGATATTGAAAGCTTTGCAGAAGAAAAAATTCTAAATGGTGTAGAAGATTGGTGGAATAATGATGGTGGTTACGGCACAATGTGTATTCTGGTACCATCTGGTAAGTATGATGTAATGAACAACATTAGAATTACTGAAGTTGAAACTTTTGAGCATGTTGGTAATTTAATTGACCAAACTCTAGACTAATGTCACATCCTGTAGAACATGCAAAATCATCAGCTAGAAAGTTTGGTGGTTCTTGGTTAGATTACCTAGAGATTCATGAGTGGTTTGATGCTACAAAAGCATGGATTGGTCATAGTAAACATAGGATATTCCGTCACCACAGTGAGGGTATATTTGAATGTGAAAAAGTCTTTGGTCAGATCATTGAAAACTCTGATGGTAAGAAAGTGTACGTAAGATATATTGGAGAGCAGCACGTAAAAGAAGACTGCAATGGATATATACCAAGTGCAAAAGAATGGGTGGATAACATAAACAAGCCCACAGAATGGATGATTAAAACACTTAAAATTGAAGACTAATGAAACTAAGTAAAGCTGAATTAAACAATCTGATTTCTATGTTTAACTCTAGTGACTCAGAGAACCATGTTATTGCTTTCCAGGCAATAGAGAATAGTGGTTTAACTGTACCAGAGTTAATTGTATTATATAAGTATTCTAAAAAAGATTCTATTGCTTGGGGTAAACAGGCACCAAAATCTTATAAGATACTTATACCAGTTATATCTGAACAAATAGGATCATTATCTAGTGCAAGAGTACTAGGATTATTAACTACATACAAAGCCGATAAGCTTTTGGTTGAGCTATTCATAGAAAACTTTGTCAGAGATCTAACAAGTATGTTAGGTCAGATAGGTTATGATATGAATCAAATAAGCATTGATGTAAAAATTAAAGATGATGGACAAAGCACAGAGTCTTAGTAAAATCAGTAAAGAACTAATGTTGAAAGAGCCCTATTACGGGTTCTTTCTCATTATGTTGAATAAAGTATGGAGAAAAGATCTCCCTACTGCAGGTGTAAGTAAGCAGAATATTAATTATCAATTGGCTATTAATGAAGAATTCTGGAATAGTCTAAGTGATGATCATAAGACAGGCTTACTGAAACATGAATTACTCCATATTGCATTTGGTCACCTTGTAAGTTTTGGTTCTTTTAGCAACAAAAAACTTGCAAATGTTGCCATGGATATGGAAATTAATCAGTATATTGAAGCCTCTTGGCTGCCAGAAGGAGGTATCAACATTGATGACTATACAGACATTCAACTAGATAGAAAGGCTGGTTGTAGATATTACTATGACCAGCTTCTCCGCCTTCAAGATGAGAAGGATAAGAATGGTACAAGTGGTGATCAAGAAATGGATAAACTACTTGATAACATTGCAAGTGGAGACATACCAGACCATTCTACATGGGAAGAGTTTGATGACATGTCTGAAGCTGAGAAGAAACTTATTGAGAAACAAGTACAGAAGATTCTAAAAGATGCTAAGGAACAAACAGTTAAGAAACGCGGTAGTGTTCCTGGAGAAATTGAAGGACTGATTGTTCTAGATGAAGTTGTCAAAGCTAAATTTGATTGGAAAGGATATCTTAGAAGATTCACTGGTA